TATCTTTTCTGATTCAGGATTAAATAAAATTCCATATTCAGAACACATATATTGAGCGAGAGCATATCGTAAGTATTCTATATATGATGTATCAAACCCTGCATTTTGAGTTTGTATAAATGTAAAATTCATTAGATTAGCTGTGGCCATCGCGCCAGACCCACCACCACCCGTAATCGTGATAGTTGGTTGTTGGGTATATCCTGTACCTGCATTAATTACATTAATTGCAGTAATTTGTCCGTTTGCTATTTGTGCTGATGCTGTTGCACCTGTTCCATTGCCACCGGTAATAGTTACTGTTGGAACTGTTGTATATCCTAATCCTGGATTTGTGACAGTAATGCTTCTCACTTGACCAGTAGTTAAGTTAGAAAAAACATTCGTCAAATCTGTTTGAAGTGTCACATCAGTTAAAAATAATTTAACCATCATTTTTAATGGATAATTAGCTTGAGGAAGAAAATATACGCCGAGCGTTCCTCCGCCTTCTCCACGATTGAAATTCCAATTAAAAGGAAGTGTTTGTATGTTATCGACACGACTTGCGCCGAAATACGCGCGCCTATGCGTATAATCCATTGGATATCTAACGACATCTATATTGAAAGTTGCTGATTCAACATCGGCAACATTAGGAAGAAAATAAAATTCTTGTCCTCCCACTAATGGCATTTCGATGTATGTCCAATAGGGGATTAAATCAGTTTCTATCTGTTTGAAATCTAACATGGCATTAAGCAGCATCAATCCATCAGTAATTTGATCGCCCGTAGGAACTTGAAGATTACGGGCGACAATTCCAGATAGATACCATGATCGCGTAACTAGTGTTGCAGCCGTATATGCCATAACACTCTCCTTGCGTTATCGCTTTACACTAATGCTGGATAAGCACTATTTGATACACCTGCCCATGATGCTACAGAAACGGTAACTGCATCAGAGGATGATGTTACTAAATAGTCAATTTCCGGCTTAGAAGATCCAACACCTGCTATCATAGTAATGTATTGAGTTTGCGCAATTCCTGCACTAGCTCCTACAATAGTTGGAAGATTTCCTGTAGCTGAAGATCCAGTTGGTCTAAATTGAACAACATCTCCTGCTGCTGCTGGTGTAAATACAACCAGTAGACCTACAATCACGTTTGGTAATGTGGTTGTAGGAATTGCGCTGCTACCAGTTAAATCTATTGCGGTAAAAGTTGTTGCATTACCACCAGATAAAACGGAAATAGCAGGTGAATTGTAATACTGTAACAATCCTGCAATGTTTTGTGGTTTATGAGTTGCATACACGAAATGACTAGAACCATCAGTTTCGATAAACCCAATTAAACGATACGAATCATAACCAGAAGGCATGATTGGGCCAGGATAGTTACTAGTTAAACTAAGAACTGCTGCTGTATTATTATAATTGCGAGAGTCGCCAATTAAATACACAGCATATTGAGTGCTTGCCGCAATCGTGCCAGTATCAAGACCATTTACACCATTTACAGCGGAATTAATTAATAATCCCGGTTGATAATTTTGGAATTGTAAAGCTGGATTATCATTACCAAAATAATTCTGTAATCCAACTACCATATCCATAACATTGTTTGAATCACGTGCTGCACCTGGCGCTACTGACAGCAATGTCGTAGAAGCAGGCGCTATACTTAATCCACTTATATATAAATGTGGCAAAGCATAGATTGTATCGTTTTGAATTTGTACAGTAGCCATGTTAATAACTCCTTAATCCTTTAAGAGAGGGGCAATGATCCATGTGGAACATGCCCCGCCATCCTTAGCCTTGAGACAATGGAACCAAGAACCGCATGGAATATTCAGGAACAATCACGGAACCGTGTGTTTCATCATAAATCATGCCTGTTTGGTTTTGACCGAATAAAGAACCATAGGTGAGACGCAATGATGCTCCTGTTTCAGGATCATATTCATTAGCTGTATCGTATGGACTTTGTTCGGGTAATTGCGGCATCGCCATGAATAACGCTTCTCCACCCAAAATACCGCCGCAGCGATGAGAAGGGAATGTTAACAATTGCATACCAGCAACAATCGGATTATTAACATTTTGATTAGCGCCACCAGCCCAATTCAATGCAGGAGTAATACTAATCGTTACATCTCCAGAGCCATTAGCCGCAGCATTTGCAGTTGCCCTAAATTGCACAGGATTTGCAGATACTTGATGTCCAATAAAGGTTAAATAACGCATATTTGGTTGACCAGATACGCCATCCTTGAATTGGAAAACATCGCCTGCAAATACGGCATTTGCATCGGATGCAGTTGCACCGCTTACTGTGATTTGCGTTACATTTTGCCCTGTTGGATCATTGGTGCTGATCACTGTTAATGTTTGTGCATTAACACCAGTATCACCACTTACGTGAATTGGCATTAAGTTGGATTGGTAATATTTTACCAAAGGTGTACCAAAATCGCCCACTTCCCACGACATAGCAATTTCGTCGTTACGATTTGGAACAAATTGGTTCAAACCATTACCAACAATTGCAGGGATTACAGTATCAGGTAAATAAATCTTCATCCCTTCTGCAACCGCACCATAGTTCTTGAATAACATCACAGCTTGGGCTAATTGCTGATATGAACTTAAAGCGCTTACGCCATCGCCGTAGAACCGATACGGGCCTGAAAAAGTATTTGAAGAGCCATCTAGTTGACTGACAACACCAGAATCCCAATTTAATGCGATATTGGCTTCGACTAAGTTGGCAAGTTCAGCAATAGCCGATTTGCCAAACACGCGCATATAATCTTCTTCGCCTTTTTCCAAGTTGAAGATTCTTTGTTGCGCGGTTACTGCAAAACTTGTGTTGTTTGCTTGATCGCAGACAAGTTGCAATACACGTTGCACAGCAGGTTCAAAAGATGCAACCAAACCAGCAGCGGTTGTAAAACGAGGGGGCAAATCAAAGGTTACTGTAGAACCTAAGTTAGCCTGAATTTTGTCAAAATCTTTGAATTTTGTATTTGCTGTACTAATGTGACAGCAAAGGTTAAGTAACAATCCAAGTGACGAACGTTGGTACGTTTGCACTTGTTGCAAAATATTATTAGGAAATACAGCCATTGTAATGTCCTCACTATCAGTCCGTTAATAGTTCGGATAAACAATGCTTATAGACGATCTAGACCTTCCATTTACGCCTATAGTCACTCACGCCCATAGCACCATTATCCGTTCCAGTGTTTGAAGGACGCATTTGATTTAGAGGCTCATTAGGAAGTCGCATTTTGCTAGCAGCAGCATTATCTTTTATTGACTGAGATAGACGCTGTGCTTCTAAAATGGCTGATTTAGGTGAACGATGAGCCAAATTTTCAAGCTCATTCATTTTTATAAAGTTGTTACCTAAGTGGTGCATGAGATCATGCGAATTTTCTACATGTTCTGCTAGTATTTGCACTACATTCGGAAATTCCTTTATATCAACGTTTTGCATCACCTTGTCAAAGTCTTGATATTTATCTTTGCCGGCGGCCATTTTGTCCCAGAAGTTTTGAACAATTTTGTGTGCATATTGAGCATCAGCGCGATTCTGATCTTCTTGAAGCCATTGATCTCTTACTCGCTGAGCTTCTTCTGCCGCTAATTGTCTAAGATATTGTTCAGAAGGTGGCTGGCTTTGCTGAGGCTGATGTTGAGATCGATAAGCATCTACCGATTCATTGCTCTTCTGTTGAGCATAAGAGGGCTGCTCTGATTGCATCCTTTTATAGTCTTCAACAGCGCCATATTTCACCTTTTTTACAATATCGTTAACTTCTGACTGTCTAAACAGCCTTTCATCAGAAGGAGGTGATTGAGATACTTGTGAAGATATCTCTTGCGTTCCTTGCGATGAAACACCAGGTGAAGATACTTGATCTTGACTCTGGCTCATTCCTTGAGCTTCTGTCATATGCCTTCCTTAGCTATTAACCCCGCAACGGTGATGCCCTGCTAATCAGTCACAGGTCTACTGGTTATTAACCCCACCACGGTTATGCCCCGATTAACGCACGGGTCTCGATATAAATATTTCTTATATATATTTCATTGTGCATATTGACTTTTAAAAAGTCAATACATTAC